ATTCTATTATCACTCCATAATTGGTAAGGATCAACATACATTGAAATATTACCAATATTACCCATTGGGTAAAGTTGTCCGTTTGCGTTTAAGTTTGCATTTTTAACAGGGTTGATTGTATAACCAGCAACATCTTGAATAGCGGAAGCTAAGTTACCATTTGTAACTAGATATTGAGCTGGACCTACACGACCCTCAGTAGCGATGTAGTTAGATGCGTTAAGAATCTTAGAAATAAGTTTTCTTTGTACCGCGTGTGATGTTTCACCATTTAACAATGCTGCGTGATCTTGAACGTCATAATCAAAGATTGTAGAGTTCGCGATGTTCGTAGTAGTTCTCACTGGAGCAGATTGTCTGTTTAAATCACCCATAGCGAATAATTTAGCAACAATTTGCTTAGAGATTGTTTGAGATAACTCATTAACAAGGATAGATTCCATTTTTTGAACGATGTCCATTCCTGTGTTAGCTTTGATATCTTCAATTTCAGTTCTTTTAAGAGCTGTAGAGATTTCAATTGTACCAACTGCGATAGTTTTAGTAGATACATCTGGTGCGATGATACCTGGGTAAGCCATATCGTCAGTTCCTCTTTGCATTGGAGCATTGTTCGATTCGAAGTTAGTAACGTATCCTGGGATATGATCCTCAAGAGCTGAAATCAACTCAATAGTTACTGATGTAGCTGTGAAAGCTCCAGTAGCACCAACTACTGGTGAATCAATTGTGTTAATTGCTTCGAAACCAGCTTCTACAACAGTAGAAATTGAATCAGAGAAATCAAATGTGTTCAATTTAACATCAAACCCCCATGTAGTTCCAGTAGCGTGATCTAATGAAGAAGTTTCATTAGTTTGTCTAAATGATCTAAACATTGGGAAACCATCGATTCTTGAGAATCCAAGGAATTCAACAACTCCTTCTCTTGATCCAGCTGGAATAGTATCAAGTGCTACATCTGATGTGTTAACACCAGCTGCGGTAGCTCCAGCACCAGTAAGGTTCAAGAATAATCTGTTTGTTAAACCACCTACTGTTTCAGTAATACTGTTAGCCGCCATAGCCGCTCTAAGGTAAGTATATAGAGTAGTTCTTTCAGAAGCAACTGATAGATTAGCTTTCCATACTAATGGTTTTTCACATCCTGCTTCAGGAGTATCGTCATATCTAAAATCGATATACATAAGGTCGATTTTTGGACCTGGAGATGGTTTAACTGAAACCAAATCAAGACCAATTGTTTGAGCTGCAATTTTCATTGCCACTGGTAACAATTGTTGACCGTAGTCACCTGACCCTTTATAAATACCGTCTGTTCCTACGGTTACACCTGGAGTGCTATATGGTTGTGCCGAAACAACATTTCCCATACCTGCTACGTTTCCTTGGTTAGCGTAAGAGACACCAGCCGTTTGAACATTCTCATTAATTGAGTGCATCTCTGCGTACTCAGACATCCAAGTTAATCTCTCAGAGTCCCTAACTCCCATGTTCTCTAAAACTGGAGTCCACTTTTTAAGTGCTTTGTTCGTGTCGATTTTCATCTTTTCATTTTTTGTTTTTTGTATAGTTATATATTTACTCCAAAAACCCTTTTTTTTCCATTTTTGGTCATTTTAAACAGTTTTTCGTAAATATTTCTACACTTTTTTGGTTATCTTTGGATTAAAGACTTTTAAATCTCTCCATGATACCATTAATCGCTTCCTCTGACAGTGAATCTTCTTGTATAAATTTTGATTCATTTACTAACTGTCTGTTAGAAGTTTTCGCCTTGATGTTACGAGTTAACCAGAAGTGTTCAACTTGTTGTTCTGTTTTCAATTCTGGGTAAAGTCTAGCTTGTGATAATACGCTAATCTTAACTGATTCGTCTAATTGTTCCCAATTATTTTTTATACCATCCGGCATTAATCTAATCAACTTATCTTCTAAGCTCTCAACTTTAAGAGATAATGCTTCTTGCATCAATCTGATAACATCAGCATCTGACATATAATTACCCTTTTCGTTTATGTGAGCAACTACTTTCTCTTGTTCATCATTCTCAAGTGAATAGAAAGCATCTACTTGAGATTTATTTAAGAACTTTAAAAAATGATGTTCATTAGTTTCAGAAGCTTTACGTTTTTTAGCCTCTTCTATAAGTCTATCTATTTTATCGTCTAATTTTTCATCCAATGGACCATTCATATCATCCATGTCATCCATGTCTTCATCACCAGGAGTTTCTTCCATTGATCCTTGATCATCTCCCATATCATCCATGTCCATATCATCCATGTCCATATCATCCATGTCTTCATCATCATCACAAACTACTCGACAGTTTTCACCATCTTCATCTCCGATTAAGTTCCCCTCCTCATCATATTCAGGAGTTTCCATATTATCATCCATATCACCATCCATATCATCTTCATCCTCATCATCAATGATCTCAAAACCAGACTCTTCCGGCATTGGGAATCTTTGGTCTCCCTCTTCATATCCTTCTTGTTCAAATAATTTACTAGAAGAAGTATTAAGTTTTTCAACTACCAATCTTTGGTAAGAAATTGATTTATCAAGATTTTCAGCGATATAGTCTGAATAAGCAATGTTATCATCTAAGTGTTCAGCGATGTACTCAGCGTAAGCAATGTTACCCTCAAGATTTTCAGCGATGTATTCAGAATAAGCAATGTTATTATCTACGTGTTCAGCGATGTATTCAGAGTATTCAATATTTTTATCTAAATTCTCAGCGATGTATTCAGAATAAGCAATGTTATTATCTAAATTCTCAGCGATATATTCAGAATAAGCAATGTTATTATCTAAATTCTCAGCGATATATTCAGAATAAGAAATACTTTTCTCAACTCTTTCATTTAGTTTAATACCCTTTTCGATACTAGAATCTAAATTCTCAGCTAAATATTCTGAATAATTAATATTCTTCTCAAGATTCTCAGCTAAGTAATCGTTGTGTTCGATTAACTTTTCTTGGGTTTCCTTCAAACTAGCGTTCTCAGTAACAACAAATTGCATTTTTTCAGCCAAATAATCTAAATATTTAACTAATTTTCCATGATCTTCTTGTAAAGATTCATAATAAGATAGAAGTTCTTCTAACTTTTTAGAGTCAAGTTTACCAACCTTAATAGCCTCATTAACTTTAGTGTTAGTTTGTTTGATCTCATCAACTAAATACTTAGAATAATCACCTAATTGTGTTCTAGTAACTAAATCATTCTTGTTCATATTGAATAACTCATTAATTTTTGATTCGTCAGACATCTCGTAAATTCTAAAATTGGCAGCGTTAGAGTAACCAACAGATTCGTTGATTGAACTCATTCTAGCTGACCCAAATCCAGGATCTGCGACAATATCATACGTGAATAGTTTTTTCAAGGTAACAGTACCATCACTTTCAGTGATACCAGCTGCTCTCGATGATACGAAAAGTGGACAACCATCATCCACAATAGAACGGGCTTCCTTACCCCAATAAGTACTTAACAACTGTATTTGACCTTCTACCGAATTTTTTTCCTCAATATAATCAACAGATTTGATTATATGGGAAGCTCTTTGTAGAGAAGTATCAAAAACATCTGGATGGTCAAATTCTCCATATACTACACCTAACGTATTCATTCTTTCCTTCATCTCATTAAGAGCAGGTAAGAATTTAGAAGCAGTATAAACTCTCTCATTTCGATTTTTAACATCAAAATCAGTAAAAGGACCACCAAGCACATACTTTTTTTCACCATTTACAGCAGATTCATTCAATTTCTTCAATGAATTTGTCGTATTTTGTATTATTAATACATTTTTCATGTTTTTGGTTATTTTTATATTGTATATATTCTATAAAAAAAACCTCTTTTTACCGTTTTGAGACATTTTAATAGGATATTATATATTAATTATTTTAGGAAAGAACATTAAAAGTCGAAGTCATCTCCACCAGTATCTCCACCAGTATCCCCACCAGTATCCCCACCAGTATCTCCACCTAAATCAGTATCCCCAGTATCACCACCTAAATCAGCATCACCTCCACCAAAGTCTCCACCACCAAAGTCTCCACCACCAAAGTCATCTCCACCACTTTCTCCTTCCCCACCTGTTCCAGATGGATACTTCTCAAAGAAAGCTCTATTAGCCTGTTTATCTTCCTCCGAAAGTTTAAGTATTTCTTGTACTACATATTCTATATGGAAATACGGATTACCATCAGCATCTTGTAATGTGGATAACATCGTAGAAGCTATCTCAGCTCTCTTCTGTAGATTATTCAATCTTTTCCACTCTTCAAATAATTCCTTGGAATGAAATTCTATACCACAGTTATTCATAAAGTTATCATCATCTCTTAATTCAGGAAAATCTAAAAGCATTTGTAATTTAATGGGTTTATTCATAATCTCTTTAAACCCAGTTCTTAATCTAGATATGAAATTAGCAAATTGAACCTCATCCCTAGTCATCTCAGAAGCATCTGAATATATACTTCCACCACCATTGTCTTTATCAAACCGAGTAAATGGAATTTGAGAGGCTCTTTTTAAGATATTATAAAACCATGTTAAAATATCGGATTCATTTAAATTATGACCCTCTGGTGAAACTATTTGCATATCTGGGCGACCAGACTCTCCCTCTGGAAACCACAATTGTTTATTATATGGTAAATGTTTAGACCCATTAATTTGAACAGTACCCAAAGTCTCATCCCATTCTATCTCTTCTGAGTAGTCAGCTATCAATTGAGCTATCTGCTCCTCAGCTCTCTGTCTAGAAAGACCGGATATAGGAACGGTAAATTGTTGATAATGAGTAGCATTTATCATATTAAACATTATTCTTGTCTGTTCAATAATTTTCAATTGATTATATGGTTTTATCAACCCTTCAACATATGAAGTTTCAGTGTAATCATCACCAGCAGAATAAGAAATATGGATTATCTGAGAATCCAAAAGAATTCTTCTTAGGGATGGATCTTCTGGAAACTGAATCCATATATAACCAACACTAGGCTCATATCCAGGTACAACAGTAGATGAATCTAACCTTTCAAAATTTATAATATTCTGTTGCTTATCATCATAAACAATTTCAAATGTCAAGTACCCATCGATTAAATATGATCTAAAGTAATCCCAAGCCAATTTACCATCATTAAACCCAAATGATCTATAGACTTTATCAAAAGCTTCCATATAACTATCCTTGACATCTTGAGAAAATTCATCCGGTAATATTTTAAGATCACAGAAACGATCTTCATCATCATAGATAACAGATTCATCAGCTACTTTAGTAACAAAATCTCTTATCTCATCCTTTATAGAATATTCCCTTAGAATCCTCCTTTTATCACCATAGGCTCTATCCAAGTACGGTATAGACTTTCTAGTTAACATAGAAGCAACAGCTCTCTGAGAGAAAAAGTCATACATCGAAGTGTTTTTTATAAGATTAGGATCTTCGTTTATTCCGATAGCTACCCTATTACGAGAAACCATATCATCATATCTCATCCCCCAACTAGAAAGATCTCTCAACATTCTACTGAACAATCCTTTATTCTGTCCATTTTGAACACCACTTAGATTACCACCATTTACAGGATTATATGAACTCATATTTAATTGAAATTTTTATTATATATTTAAAGGAACTCTCTCCTTTTTAATATAATCACTTATTAACATAAGCATCTACCATATCTTCTCCCATAGAATGAAGAACAGTCATACGGTTATATCCATCCATAACCGTACCATCAACGACAACTACTGGATCATACAACTCATCATTATTTGGATAATCATCACCATAATCATAATCAGAAGAATATCTATCTTCACCATAATTAAGATATTCAGCAAAAGAAGGGTCACTCTTCACCAAATCAGAGATACTCACTCTTGTTAAAATAAAGTTGTTAGGTCTTACATATTCAGAAATAAAATAATCGGGAATGTCAGATTCTTCTGGAGTAATATTAATAATATAATCAGATACTTCATCACCAGTAAATAATTTCCCATGATTTTCAAATGTTTTTAAATACCTCATATACATCATCCACCAAATTTTTTATGATTACGTTGTAATCTTTTCATATGGTCAGATAGAGCATCATATTTTAATTCTATCTCACCAGTAACATCAAGGAAATCACTCGATAATTGTTGTATTATCTCTTGATGTCTCTTCTCCCTACCCTCAAGTTTTTTCATCCAAATATCATACAACTTCTGAGGATCATACTTATTTTTAGGATATGAGGAATAAAGAAATTTAGGTAAAATGCCCACAGATATATGATAACATCTCTCTATTCTTTTCATATCATATTCAACTAAAGCATATTCATAACCAAACTTCAATAAAATTTTATACATTGACTCAAAAGTCATCCCCTTTACTTGATCCTCATCTTCTAGATCACGAATGATTTTATCAAAAATGGCTGCTCTATATTCCAAAGGAATAAAATTAAAATTCACACCATACCCTATTATCATATTATCAAATTTTTTCCAATCAACTAAAAATATAGGAGAATATTTCATCCAATTAGATTCATCATAATACATAAGAAAGTAAAACATACCATCAGCCATTTTACTTACAGGTATAGACTTAACGACATCATCAGGAGATCTATACTTATTATACAACAGAACAGTATTATCTTTATAGTATTGTGGAATGTTACCACCAGACTCATTTTTTATAACATCGATTAAATTTCCCATACATAGTATTTATTAAAGTTTTGATATTTAAAATAAAATATTCATATTAGATTTATGAATGTACCAAAGGAAATATTAAAAGCAATAGATAAATATAATATTAAAGAGTATGGTAGTGGGTATCACACATCAACTCTGATAAAAGAATATTATACATTAAGAGGTAAGAATGGTATGCCAATATGTGTATTTGAAAAAATACAAGATAAATGGAAACTATCCAAAGATTTCTCACACTCCATTAAGATCAAAAAAATATCATCATCTATAACCTCAGATTAATTCTTCAACATATTCAAATACTTTTCTGTTATAATAACAAATTTCATCCCTCTATTCTCAGAATACTCTATCGCTTGAGCCCATTTGTGCATATTGGCATTCCAAAGATTCATGGAATATTCGAAATTTTCCAATTGTTTTTTAGTCGCTCCTTGTGTTAACTTTGGCTCTTTAGTTTCGGACAATGGTTTTATCTCAGCTATTATTTTAGATATAGTACCATCAGATCTTTTCAATTCATAATAAACATCAGGAAAATATCTATGACTACTCTCAACCCACTGATACTCACCCCAATCTGTTTTCTTAACAGATTTCTTAGTATATGGAATTTCAATAAACTCAGCCCCCCATCTAACAACAGATTCATTAAGATCCATGTAAGCATATACCTTCTTCTCATACCCAGATCTATAATAAATACCACCACTAGAATTTAACTTAATAACTTTATCTTTATTGACTGGTATGTAATTTCCTTGGTTATACTTCTGTTTACCATTTTTATCTTTTGGGTTATTTGGTGCGTTATTTATCATATCTAAATTTTTTTTTGATTTACATATATATAATTAATTAAACATTACGATAATAAAAAATATATTCATATATTTGTAATATGAATTTAGATCAAATAATAAAAATACTCGAACCACTTAAAGGAATAGTAAAAGATAAAATTCTCATAAGGGATTATCGTAAGATACCAACCAATAAGAAAATAGATACAGATTATTACCAATTATTATGGTACGAATCAAAGTTTAACACATCAATTGATATCCGAGTCTTTGATGATGGAATTAGAACATCTCTAATAAAAGACGAAAATAAAATCATATATAGGGTATTCCCAAACGATATCACAAATTTAAATATTGACAAATCAACAATTTACCAATTAAAATACTTCATACATGGAGTGAAAAAACATTTTGAATATATGTCAGATATTATGAAATTCAATGAACTAAAAATACCAAAAGATTTCATAAGAGAACAAAGGCTTTCCGAACTATTGGAATAATTTATTTTGGCTTAATCGTAACCTCCAATCTCTTCCCATTCATCTTTGGCATATACTCAGCAATACCATGAGTATCTAGAGATTGGATAAACTCTAGTAACAACTTTTCTCCCCTATCCTTAAAAGTAATTTGCCTACCCTTAAAGAAAACAGTCGCTTTTATTTTATTTCCCTGAGTAAGGAATTTTATAGCTTGATCAGTTCGATATTTAATATCGTTAATATCAGTATTAGGACCAAATTTTATTTCCTTAATCTGAGTCTGTTTTGAATTCTTCTTAATTTCCTTTTCCTTTTTCTTCTGTTCATATAGAAATTTAGTATAATCCACAATTTTACAAACAGGTGGGTTAGAATTTGGTGAGATTTCAACTAGGTCTAATTCCATTTGGTAGGATAGATCCATAGCCTCTTTTATAGAATAAACACCGTTATCCACGTTATCACCAACGAGTCTCACATCATCAACTCTTATCTGATGATTTATCCTATGCTTATTAGTCTTATTCTTATCTTTACTCTTAGTATTTTTTTCCATTAAGAAAATTAGTTTATGTTTTTACTTATATAACTATATAACAATTTGTTTATAAGAATGACAACTAATCAAGTATTATTAAGTAGTATAAATATACACATTAAATTAAAATAATGAATATAATATTTTTAGGAGCTCCTGGATCAGGAAAGGGTACTCAAAGTGAGTTAATATCCAAACAATATAATTTAATACCATTAGTAGCTGGTGATATTCTAAGAGATGAGAAGAAGTCTAAGTCTGAGTTAGGTAGAAGGATATCCTCAATAATGGATAAAGGGGATCTACTACCAGATAGTATGATCGACACCATAATCGAAAATCAATTAGAAACATACGCTATATCCATTGTGAAAACTGGTTTCATATTTGATGGATACCCTAGAACTATTGGACAAGGTAAGTTTTTAGATGGAGTTATGGATAAATACGAAAGTAATATTGATTTAGTATTATTTTTAGATGTTGATGAAGATGAATTAATTAAAAGACTATTGGAGAGGGGTAAGACATCAAATAGAGACGATGATAAAGATGAATCTATAATAAAAAAAAGGATGTTAAACTATCATAAATCTACCAACCCTCTAAAAGAATTTTATAAAGACAAAATCGTAATTATAGATGGGATGAGAACAATTGAAGAAATCAATGAAGAAATAAGAGAAGTAATAACAAGAGAAAATATGAGGAAAATAATTAATGGACAATAAACAAAAAAGGGATAGTAAAAACCATCCCTAATAAGTAAGTAAATATCCAAATAATAGTTATTAGATATTGTGCATTCCCTGACCATCATTAATGGAACTTAATGAAAAAACTTGTGGAGTAAAATCTTCATTCGACCCCTTTTTCTTATATAGTTCATTAAAACCTTTAGCCATGCCTCTTTTGAAGATCTCAGTAAAATAAGCAAAAGCATTCTTACTTTTTTCTTCATTAAAGTTGTACCAATTATCAAACATATCAAGTAGTCCAGATTGATAACAATCAAATCGATCATCAACATTCCAATACCTCATTTTCTTAATTGTTCGTTTGGCTAATAACTCCAACATTTTTTCACTTTTTCTGGTTAATCTACCCTGAGCTTTTGATACTATTACTTCATAGTAAAGTTCTTTATTTGAAAGATACATAAATATTTAGTGGTTTTTTGTTAAACCCCTATTTTAAAGGGATTTAATTAATAATTATATAGTTAATAACTACAAAAGTTTAAGCATAAAAATGCGATTGAAATAGAATATCTCAACCGCATTTATTATACTAAAAA